TTGAGGATCGATTTCGCGATCGACAAAACAGCAAACAGGCACCCCAACAAAGCCGCGATCGAGGTGTACAACCTCAACAAAGATCTCAGCGCAATGTGTGAAGCCAAGGGCACATCGTTTGAGCTCTTCGCCGGTTATGACGGCGACGTGGGCTTGATCTTTGGAGGCTCAGCGCGCCAAGGCAAAAACAGCAAGGGTGTGAAAACGATCAGCAACGGCGTGGATCGCATCACACAGATCGAGGCGGCGAGCGGCGCGAAGTATTACACCACGGCAAAGATCAACAAAGCGTTTGGCGCTGATGTGACGTACCGCCAGATCTTAAATGAGATCTCAAAAACATTTGGTGATGTGAAGTTGCGCATACCAAAAGAGATCAACCTCGACGCAAAGATCACGGGTGCCAGCGCGTTTGTGGGGCGCTCGGCAGACGTGCTTGATCAACTTGCGATGAGCTTGGGCTTTGAGTGGTTTGACGATGACGGGGCGATCGTGATCACAACGCCTGACGGCGACACAGGGGAGGTGGCCGTGCTGCTCACACCCTCAACCGGCCTAATCGGGCCAGCAATCAAAACGAGCAAAGGGGTTGACGGCGTTTGCTTGATCAACTCAGGCGTGCGGTCCAAGCGTATCGTTGAGATCCGCACCGCTGACGTGACGGGCTTTTATCGCGTGCGCTCGGTGACGCACAAGGGATCTTCAGGGTACTCAAAAGAGTTTTACACTGAGTTTAGCGCGGTTCAGATCGGGGGCACAAAATGAGCTTGAGCGAACTGATCGACACGATCACGCGCACGATCGAGGGAAGAATCCACACAGGCATGCCAGCCCGCGTGCTGACCTATGATCACGTGTCGCAGACTTGCACGGCTCAACCGATCATCAAAAAACAGATCGGCGAAACGTTTGATACCCTGCCGGCGCTCAGCCTTGTGCCGGTGGCTTTCCCGCGCGGCGGTGGGTTTGTGATCACGCACCCGCTGGCAAAGGGTGATTGGGTGTTCCTCAGTTTTGCTGAGCGCTCAATCGAGGAATGGCGCGGCGGCGCCACCGCATCCTACAAGCCAAAGCAACTGCGCAAATTCGACTTGAGCGACGCGATCGCCTAACCGATATCTTCACCTGGCTCACCGCTCGCGGGTCATACTGAGGGCGCGCTGACGATTGGATCTGACGATGTTGCAGGCGTGCAGATCGTGATCACGGGTGAAAACAAGATCTCGATCGGCACGCCTGGCGTTGACGTGATCGCGCTACTTGATACCCTGCTCAGCGCGATCGAGACGTTTACGACGACCACAAGCGCGGCGGCAGTAGAGCCAACGCTTGCGCCTGCGTCGCTCACGCTCAAGGCTTCTGCCGTCGCGGTGCGCGCGTTACTCGACACGATCAAGAGGTGATGATTTGGCGCTCAACAAAGACATTTTGGTACTTGAGATCGTTTCACTTTTTGAAACTAAGCGGGGGACCGTGCTGAGCACTCAGCAAAAGCTCGACATTAACCCGCTGATCGAGTCGATCGCAGAGGCGGTGATCTCGCACATTATCGCCAACGGCGTTGTCACCGTGGCCTCTGGGATCGCAGTGGCAACGACGGGCACGGCGGCGGCACAGGCTGGCACAACAACAGGGCCGGGCGTTGGGAGTATCGCATGATCGATCTTGCCTTTGACGGCACAGACATAGTTTTTGATCCTGCCGGCAACCTCGCTACGGTTGAGGATGCGGCGGCGGTGGCTCAGCGGATTTACCTCACCCTAAAGGCTCAGGCCGGCGACTGGTTTCTTGACACCAGCTTTGGCCAGCCTTGGCGCGAGGCCGTGCTAGTTCGCAATCCGAACCTTATTGAAATCAACAGCATCCTCAGGGTTGCGATCAGCGGCGTTGAGGGTGTGATCCGTATCCTCAGTTTTGACCTTTCTTTTGATCGCGTAACAGGTAGACTCTCCTTGACTTTTGAGGTTGCCACGCAATACGGCGTGATCGCGGCACAGAGCGAGGGTGACGACGTTGCGGCGATCATCCTCGCGCTGATGCTGCAACCGGTTGGAGGTATCGCGTGAGCATTGACGCGACAGGGATCACAGTTAAGCGGTTAGCTGATATCCGCGAATCACTCAACGAGCGAGCGCGCGCGGCCTTTGGCTCAACGGTTAACGTGGCCACCGACAGCGTTCTTGGCAGGTTGATCGGGATCTTCGCGGCTGAGCTTAGCCTTGTGCATGAACTGGCTCAGGAGACCTATGATGCGATCGATCCTGATCAGGCCGTTGGCTCGCAGCTTGATAACCTCTGCGCACTGATCGGCGTATCGCGTGAGCCTGCGCGATCAACCTATGGATCGATCACCCTCACCGGTGACGGCGGCACCCTGATCAACGCTGGTTCGATATTTCAAACAGTCGGCACAGAGTACCAATACGCCACACAATCAGAGGTGATCCTCGGCCTCAAAACACTGGCCACCGGCTCAATCACGATCACAGGTGCAACCCGCCAGATCGTGCGTGCCGCTGGTACTTGGCTTGCTGACGGCGTTGCCGTTGGCACAGAGATCACGCTCGCAAATACATCAGCAAACAACCTCACCGGCACGGTGGCGAGCGTTGCGGGATCTGTGATCACGCTCACCAGCGCAAGCACGATGGTTGACGAGACCGCGCCAGCCCCGATCGTCACGATCTTTGCGGCCTCGGTCGACGTGGCAGCAATCAACACTGGCGCACTTGTCACCACTGCCGCTGAACTGACCGGCATTGTCACCGCGATCACCGGCCTCGATACAGTGATCAACCCTGACGACCTCACCACAGGCCGCGCCACCGAGCTTGATTCCGAACTGAGGATCAGGCGTGAGCAGTCACTGCAAATTACGGGCGCGAGTGTTGACTATGCGATCCGGGCAAAGCTCCTTGCGCTCAGCACCGTTGATCAGTGCTTGGTGATCAGCAACCGCAGTGATTCTTATGTCGGCCTGAGGCCACCGCATTCCTTTGAGGCCGTGGTCTGGCCTGACGTTGGCGACGACATTGCGATCGCATCAAAGATCTTTGAGGTTCAACCCGCGGGGATCTTGGCGTACGGCACCACCGTTGCCACCGTCTCTGACGCGCAGGGCTTTGATCAGACGGTGGGCTTTTCGTACGCCACCGAGCGCGCCATGTATGTGCGCGCAACCCTTACCCGTGGGCCTGATTACCCGGCGAACGGTGATGAGCTTTTGGCTTCAGCCTTGCTGACGATCGGGAACACGCTCAGCGTTGGCGACGATGTTTTGATTTGGAAATTCAACGCGTCGCCACTTGAGTCGATCAACACTGTTGCGAATATACCTGGCATCAAGTCGATCGTGGTTGAGGTTGAGGAAGCCAACCCGCCAACTAACACAGCGAACATTGCGATTGCAGACACCGAGGTGGCGACGTTTAGCACGTCACGGATCAACGTGGTGGCAGTATGAGCGATCTGATCACAGATCATGCCGATCAGGCGGTGGCCAACCTCACCTATGAATACAAGCATTCTGCGCAGTTGATCAAATTGATCCGAGAAGTTTTGATCCCTGAGGTACAAATCGCTGAGGAGCTTTTGTTCTCGATTATCAGCGAGCGCACGCTTGACGGCGCAGTGGGTGCGCAGCTTGATCAGCTCGGCGATCTCGTGGGTGAACCTCGTTATAGTCTGACTGATGACGAGTATCGCGCGTTCATTCGCGCGAGGATCAAAACCAACTTGGGTGAGGGTGAGGCCACGCGTTTAATTGATGTGCTGGCTACCCTCGTGCGGGGCGCTCGCGTCAAGTTTATGTTGACGCCACCGGCCAGCTTTTCGGTCCAGTACGAGCCCGCTGATCCACTCACAGTCGGATTCAGATCGCGCCTACTTGCGCAGGTAAACAACCTTACACCCGCAGGTGTTGGATCAGTGTTGATCGAGGCGGCGATCGACTCGTTTGGCTTTGATGACGATGACGACGCGCTTGGCTTTGATGTTGGCGTTTTTGCTGAGGAAATAACAGAATGAGCACACTTTTCAAACTTCCAAAATGGGCTACAGGTGGATCAGCGCTCGAGCCAAGCGAGGGCAAAAAGTTGTCTGGCTGGGTGGGTGCCGGCGAGCGGCCGGGCTTCAAGACCTTCAACTGGCTGGCGCGCACGACTTACGAATGGTTGCTCAACTTGTCGATCTCATCGGCCAGTTATGCAAACGTTAACGAGTTCATTGAGAAGGCTGAGCCCGGAAACACGGGGTTTATTGTGCCGAGTTACGGATCTCAGGCGCCAAACGAAACGATCCAAACAGTGGCCGCTGGAACGATCGTGAGTGTGTCGACTGACGGTGAATATTTCGTGATCGCAACAACAAGCAGTATCACGATCAGGCCGCGCACAGACCTCGACACGATCACGCGCTCCTATACGCCAACGATCGCAGGAACAACCCTAAAGGCGATCTCAAACGGCAAATATTTGGCGCTCGCTGCGGGGACGAATATTGAGATATTCCTGAGAGATACAGGCGTCTCGATAGGAAGCTATGACCACGGGGCAACGATCACCGACGTGGCGATCGACTCAACGCGGGCCTACATCGTTGGCATCAAGGTTGGCGCGATCACCACGCGCGCGATCACGCTTTCTACGGCGGCGCTTGCGTGGTCGCACAGTCACGACGCAACCCTTAACTGCGTAGTCACTGACGGCTTGCGTGTTTACGTGGGAGGCAACGCGGCAGGCGCAAGCGCAGTCTCGACCGTTGGTAGTCACGTGGTGGCGCTGACGGCGGCAAGCGGCGCGGTCGAGTGGAGCCAAACAGACGTGGCGGTAGCCGGCCCTGAGCGCATGGCCACCGATGGCGAAGAGCTCTTTAACGTGTACTCGACCACAGGGATCCGCAAGCGCCATTGCACAAATGGCAAAATTTCC